ACTCACCTTCTTCACATTCTGGGTCAGGAATGTCAAGATGTACGTGTTGTTCTAATAAGACGTATTGTGGGTCATTGTCTGCTGTCGGTGCAATACCCATAATCGTATTTAATTTTTCTGATAATGTTGTTTGAGAAGGATTAGATGCATCAGGTAAATCTACATCTGCATATATTCCAGACTCAATATCTCTTTGCATATCTATTGGACTACGATAAATAACATGCGTATATCTATCTGCCTTTCTTAAATTAGAAGCATAATATGATACATAAAATTGGTCAATAGGTACAAACTCTGATACCGGTCTTTCTAATCCAGCATCATAATAAACCTTTTTAATGGCAGAACCAATGAGAGGTAAATGAAATAACATTCTTTCAAACTCATCAAAGTATTCTGGCATCTGCTCAGTTAATTGATAGTTCATAAAGTTTTGAACTCTATTTGCCTGTTCTTGTTTCTCTACAGTTTGACTACCTAGTATCTGTGCCTTTACAGGACCTCCAGATGGAAATAATTCTTGTGATGCTTTTGATTGAAACTTAACAGCAGATTCAATTAATAATGGATGCACTGCAGTGCAAGCACCTTCAAAAGGTTCTGTTGCATCTTCTAATTTTAATCCTAATAAATCAAATCCTCTTTCGAACATTGAATCCCATTCACCTCTGGATTCTTTATCTGATTGAAAGTTTTCAATAACATCATAGGCAATATCTTTTAATAAACCTTCATCCATATCTACAGCAAGATTAGTATAATATTCTTTTGCTGTTACTTCTTCTTCTATATTCTCTTCACCAAAGTTTACTACAACTCCACCATCTGTATCTACCTCAAAAGATACATTCTCATCTGCTGGTGCTGTAGCATCTATGGATACTACATTTGTTGTTTCTTCTTTTTGTTCAAATGGATTTTTTTCTATTGCCATTATTTAGTTCCTCTCTTTACATTTTTAATAGTTCCATCTGGATTTAAAAACTCTTTCTCTGCTTTTCCAAAAGAACTTCTTGTAAAAGGTATTTTATCTAAGCCTACTTCTAATGCAGCATCTAATCTATGATTACCTTCTGATACTCGAATACCTACACCAGGGTCTACGTTTAAATGAATAGGATTTTTAACACCTTTTTCTTTAATATCTTTTTTAAATATTTCCCAGTCTTTACCTTGTATATCTCTATGAGCTCCTCTTACTTCACCTGATTCACCTGGAACATTTTTAAGTTGTTTTGGATTTATAAAACCTTTTTCTGTTTGTGTTGGATTAATACGAGGTTTATCTGTTGGATTAAATTTATTAATTTCAGTTATTTCAATATCTTTATTTTTTAAATTTTTTCTAATTTGATTTACTTCTTTTACATCTAATACACGATTAACTTTCATCTCTCCACCTATTAACCATGCTCCTTCCATATTAGGATTTGTTTTATATCTGTAACTACCTCCAACTGGTACATAATCTAAATCAGCTTCTCCAGCTATTATAGTTCCATCTTTTTTTCGACCAGCTCTAGAGTTTGCAATATCTTGATAATCTTTTTTATCATTACTAAATTCAACTTCTGCCCAAACTCTTTTTGCTCCTTCTCCTGTTTTAGAACCTGGTTGTGCTAAATGAGAGGCATCTGGAACTGTATCTCCATGCCAACCTGGTCTGTACTTTACAGAAGGAACTGCTCCAAAACCTATAGATTTTTTTGATGTATCAGAAACTTTAAATCCTGCCTCTATTAATTTTTTTCTTTCTTCAGCATTTTTAATTGGTTTATAATCCATACTTCCACTTGTAGTTGGTTGTTGTTTTCTTCCTTTATTATCTAAAAAATAAAAACCTTTGTCAGCTTTCATCCATTGATTAATAGGAACAGGTGTCTTAGAATCAACATATAAAGGATAGATATTACCATCATCTTTTTTTTGAAATACTTTATAACCTTTAATTACATCTTTAGGTTCTTGTCCTTTAGGTACAAAGTTTGGATTAAGATATTCTTTTGATTCTCCAATTTCATCTGCTATTTTATTCATATTCATTTCAGTAGCAGGTTTATTATTTTGTTTTAAAATCTTTTTAATATTTTCTATTGATGTTAGTTCTGGTAATCTTTTAGCTGCAGCTTTAGCAACTTGTATTCCTTTACCAGCTACAGGTATTGTTCCTAATCCTGCAAGAATAGTTAAACCACCTTTTAATGCTGCCTCACCAAACTTACCTTCTTCTACTGCATCTTTTGTTTCTTCAAACATTTTCTTAGCTTCTACTGCTGATATGGCTTCACCAGTTCCAGGTGCAACTTCAGCAACAAACTTTTGTGCTGGTGGTAATTCTTCATACATACTATATGCTTTATTAATATAATCACCTAGTTCTTTTTCTTGTACTTCATCTAATTCATCTAATTCAAAATTATCTTCAACAGGTCTATCAGATACAGCAGGCATCTGTGTAGCTAATTGTGTATATAATTCGTTAATTTTATTCATATATATATTATACCACTAAACTCGCCAATATGCAACCCTTTTTTTATTTTTTATTTCTTCTTCCATATAAGGGTCATCAGGATGTGTTAATCTCCAGGATTCTTTCATGTAATGTATTGCCATTGTCATAGCATCAACTTGGTCATCGTGAGCAGCATTTGGAAATTGTAAAATCTCTGTGTACAAATCATCAGACCATTTTTTATTTTTAGGTAACCAAACTCTGCCGGCTTCAATCATTGGCGATGCTGCGTATACTCTGGATACTTTATCTTTATCTGGAATGTAATCTTGTACTGGTAGTCCAGCTCTACGCATATCTTGTAGTAATGATTGCCCTGATGCTTTCTTTTCTATGATACATACATCAGGATTAAATTCATCGTATAAAACTTGGGCAATACGTCTTAGTTCTGGATATTCAAATCTGCCTCGCATATTACCTAGTAGAATTAAATGAGGTTGAAACTCTTCATATCCTTGTTCATTTGCTGAGAACCTGTGAAAGATACCCCAGGTTTGTATTACGCTGTAGTCTGCTGTTGTTTTTGTTGAGAAGGCAGTATCATATGTTTGTATAATAAAATCACAAGCAGGTGGTTCATCATATTCCCACCACTGTAGCCATTTCTTTTTTATTAATCCACCTTCATCAGGGGTAGGGTCCTGCATGTATAAGGCATTCCAATATCTAGCACCATTGGATGCTCTTATTTCTTGTTCATCAATCTTTAATGACTCATCTGTTTTCCATTCTGGAAAGTAACTACCACCTACAGGTAATTTTAATAGCTCGGCACTAGCTTCATCTAGCCATGCTGGTATTCTTATTACCTCCCAAGGTAGAATAGATGAGAATTGTGATTCTTGTTTTAGTAACCATCCACATAAATCATCATAATGGTACCTAGTATTAATTATGAGAATACTTCCGTTAGGCATAATACGAGTTCTAAGACCTGCAGGGTACCATTCTTTTACATATCTTCTTCCTGCCTCTGAGTATGAGTCCTCTTCAGACATCACATCGTCAAGAATTGCTATATGTGCTCCTCTTCCTGCGATTTGGCTTTTGACTCCTGCTGCGTAGTAGCTGCCTCCTTTGTTTGTTTTCCATTTTCCGGCTGCTCTAACGTCTGTCCTAAGAGAAACACCTTTAAATACGTTTTGAAATTGCTTAGTTGATACGATATCTCTAACAGACCTACCGAAATCGCTAGAGAGCTGGTCGCTATGAGAGACTGTAAGTATTTCATGTTCAGGATTCCTTCCAATATACCAAGCTGGGAATAATTTAGAGCATATTACGGACTTAGAACTTCTAGGAGGCAAGAAAACCATCAGCCTTTTTATAGTTCCTTCTTCTAATAGCTTTAATTTTTCTGATATTACTTCTATGTGTTTACCCATTTGCCAGTCAGAGACTAATGTAGGGGCAAATAAACGTACAAATGTAAGAAAATCTTGCTTGGAATGGTATTTTATATTGTTATACCATTTGTTTTTATAATTAATTACCTCTTCCATAAGTTTATTATACCACATTTTTACAGAAAAGGCAACTAAAAATATGCCTATATAGAATATTATAGGTTTTATATAATATATATAATATATATAATATATATACTTTATAATTTCAAGTAGTAATATAAAAAAAATATAATAATAATAATTAATATATTAATATTTATAATATTATATATACTATATAGACTCGGCCTCGTCTATAAAGCCGAGTATTTTTGTAAATATGTCTCAGGGTCATATATATATATATAATTACCTGCGATTTTTTGGTGGTGGCCTAGCAAAAACCTTTGCAGCTTTTCAGTTCTAGAAAAAACTATAGTTATGCTGCATCAATTGAGAATGATTCTCATTAGCATTGCCTAGCACCTGAGCCAATTGAGAATAGTTCTCATTCCTATTGCGACTATTTAGCATTGCGAATGCTTCTCATTAGCATTAATACTCTCTAGCATTGAGAATAGTTCTCATTATCATTGAGAATAGTTCTCGTCTAGGTAGTTTATAGAGATTGTCTTGCACGTGTATAAAAAATAAGCAAAGGCCTAAAAACTAAGCATTATTATAAAAACAGTATAGACAAGCTAAACTATAGAAAGTCAAATAAATGACAGCATAAATTGTTATATGTCAATAAAATGACTATGATTTAAATGGCCTATTTTGATTTACAAGGTATAAAGATAGCCTAAATTATAAAGTTAATAGACGGCTATTATATGGCCATTATAAAGGTTTTATCTTTGCCAATAAAGGCAATATTTAGTATAG